GATGCGTGTCGAGCCACAGCGCGCGGGCAGCAATGGTCGGATCAAGCCCGGCGTTCTGCCACCACGCGGCTTCGTTGCCATGGCGATGCACCTCGCGATGATGTCCGCGGCACAAGGGCACGGTAAACTCATCACTGACCTTGCGGCCGAGTGCTCGGCTTTGAGCAAAGCGTAAATGGTGGGCGTCGGAGGGCTGTCGACCGCAAACGAGGCATGGGTGCGTAGCCACATATCGGACATGCTCGCGATCGCGGACGCGGCGCGGTTCAGCTATGAGCAGCGCGCTCTTATCGATGCCGTTTGGTTGCGATCGCCTTTTCTTTGGCTGAGCTGGTTTGGACCTATGCGGTTTCGATGGCTGCTCGGTCAGTCCTGACGTGTGTGGCTCAGCCGGCGAAGCGAAGGACGTCATCTTCGCCTGGAATGCTTGCTCGACACGTTGGGCATCGGCTGAGACCAACTTGTTCTTCTCTGGCAGGGACCGGTGCGCCCAAAGCGCGGCGTCATCGGCGGATGCGAGCGCATTGAGTTCGCCCAGGAGCCGATCGCGCAGCTCAGCCGATGCTTGCGGGCCGAGCGGCGCCTCGCCCGTGGTCGAAGCGGCCTTGGTGTGCCAGCGACCGGCTGCGGGGTGGGGAGCGTGGACCTGACTGCCGTTAAGCGAGCCATTCCCCCTCGGCATCTGCGGTCCTGATTGCGGTTGCCGTGGCGTCACGAGGTCAGGGGCATCGACGTCGTCCTCGCCGGCGATGCCGACGAGCGTGAACAAGGCATAGCGGCGGGCGTAGGTCAGCGCCGCTCCCATGCGATGGGGTGTGGCCGTGTCGGCAATGGCGCAGACCGGCCAGTCCGAAGCGATCCACTCCCCCGACGCATGCGCCAGCACGGTGGTCAGATTGACCAGGCCCGCGGTCTGGTCGATGGCCGTGGTTTGCACGGTTGCGATCTCGTGCTGCCCCAGAGTCTTGCGAACGATATCGAGGCCGCTCGACAATGGCGCATAGCGGAAGGACTGTTCCTCGCCTTTTGGGCCGCCCGAGCGAATGGTCGCCGTCAGAGACTTTTCCGGATTGACCAGCTCGGCCTGGGCCTTGGCGAGCGCCGCCGCCAGGCTGGCGATCGATTCACTGGACCGGTGCATGGCCGCCCTCGATGCTCAGGAGGTCAAAGCTCACCGCACCCGCCTTCGAGCGCTTGGCACGCAGCCCGTGCCCGATCGCCTCCCTGGCATCCTCCGGCATCATGCCCTTGAGCTCGGTCTTGGCCTGCTCGTGCTCGGTATGCGCCGCCTTGGTCCGGCCAAATATCCCCGCAAACTCCGCCCAGGCATTCGACGCGCTCATATCGACGATGCGGATCGCCTCGATGCGCGGCTTGGGCGGCTCGACCCCAAACACACGAGGGGTCTCGCCGCTCTCGACGCAACGCCAGAACTTGCGCTCCGCGGTCACAATGAGGTGCTGGTAGAGCGGGTCGGCATGGGCGGCGATTTCCACCCACTTGCCACCCCCGGTAATGACCGACAGCACCGCCGACTTTGCCGCCACCACCCACATGTTGTGCTGCAGCTGCGGCATGTATTTCTCGGCGGCCGTTTCCTCCGAGAATGACCAGGGCAGCATGAACTTGGCCTCGAACACCGCGCCCGTGGCCCCCACCCGGCCGTCCAGCGTCGCCGCCATCCACTTCAGCGCGCCGTGCTTTACGTGGCGCTGTACGTCGATGATGACCTGACCGGTATTGGCCTCATACCAGCGCCTATTAAGCGCTTCAGTGACCGTCCCAAGCTGGACAATGAGGTTCCCAGAGAGATCCTCCGGCTGGGCCTCGCCCCGCTTCTCCTTCCACAACCGCAGGAGAGCAGCCTCGTCGTCCCCCATGATGATGCGGGCGTCCGAGCCGCCAATGAAGTGCCGCCGATCCGGGCGACTTTTACACAGCTTGCCTTGCATGACTTTCTCCGTTGCATAAACCGGCGTTTGATGGCAGATAGACACTATGATTGACTTACAATCATGTGATATTTAATAGATCATATAACCGAGGCTGTCAACATGAAGCGAACCCCCCTGACCAGCGCCCAAATCCGCGCCGCCCGCGCACTCCTGCGCTGGCGTGCCGAAGACCTGGCGGCGGCTTCCGCCGTCGGGGTCGCCACCATCCGCCGCGCCGAGCTCACCGAGCACGAGACCTCGATGACGGCGCCAAACGACATGGCGATCCGCCAAGCCTTGGAAGCCGCAGGCGTGCAGTTCATCGACGGCAATGGCGGCGGCCCGGGCGTGCGCCTGCGCAAACGGCGGCCCAAGAAGGACTGAAGACCATGCAGGCAAAAGCCGCTGTCGCGGCCAGACAACGCCCCCCTGCGGGGACCAGGGGGCGGACCAGGGATCGATCAAGCGTAGGAGGAGCGTGTCATGCGCATTTGGTTTTCTGGACCGCGGATATTCGGCATCAGGACCGGGATCTCATTTGGCCCGGCTGACTTTGCCAGGACCGCGACAGCAGCCAGGCCCGCGACAGCAGCCAGATCTGCCAGTCCTGCCAGACCAAATGCGCTGCCGGCAAAACCGCTGTTCGATGCCGATCATTCCTTCATCTACGTCATCACGGACAACAAGAACCGCTGCCGTATCGGTCTTACCGAGTACCCCAATGCGACCTTGCAACAGGTCAGGGCCGCTGCCAGACTGCCGGTAAGCCTCGCCTGGATCGGCGCCCCCAAGGAAGAGGCCGTCGCCATCGAGCGTGACGCGTGCGCCATGTTGGCCACCTACAGATCCCGCGGTGAATGGTTCAATGTCACGGCGGACGCCGCCGTCGGCGCCATCGCCGCTGCCGCGCAGCGCCGCGGTCATCCGATGCTGGGATTGACGCCCGAGCAGGCCGAACAGATCAGGCTCACCGCCCTCGCCATGGCCGCGTCAGGTCCAGGAATGAAGCGATGGCACAAAATTGCGCTGTGGACCCTGGCCAGCCTTGCCGCAGCAATCATCGGCCTGATCATCATCGGTACAATGAACGAACCAAGCAACCGTAATTGCGAATCCGGTACTTGTCCTGAAAATCATTCCAACAAATGATCCTTCGTCGATACGTTATCCGCGTGTCCCTTACGCAATTTTCTAAAAAACCTGCAAGGCGCGACCGCGTGACATCCAGGCAAGTGCTTGGGCGATTGAATCGACTTGGTCGTCGTGCACGCCATGCGGAAATGCCAGCATTTCGGTTCGCAAATCCTCGAGCCACCTAGCCTGAATCGGCAGATAGACCGCTCCGCTCTCGATCTTGGCCGTTTGTGCGTCCATGCGGATAACCTTTTCGCGGTCCGGCCGAATGGGAATAGTTGGAATCCCTTCTGCCCTCAGATCCTGCATGAGGCTCGTACCTGAACCGGCGTCCTCGATGAGCAAGACCGGGTCGCAAGAGCGATGCCACTGTCCATACTGTTCAATTACGGTACGCTTTAGAACCGGATAATCCGCACGAATCCGGATTAGATCGAGCAAATAATAGGAGCTACCGGAAACCCCCCATACGGTACCGACGGAATAGTCGGACAGCTCCGTCGATTTCATCGCCGTGTCCCAGCTGATAGCGATCTTGGAGAATTCGGGTATTTCGTGCGGGCCATAGAACTTAAACCATTCCCACTTGATCATATTGCCGCCGGCCGGAACCGGCGTTTGTTGATATTGCGCAGCGAAAGTAGCTGATCCCATTGCCAGCTTTATGGCATCAAGCGCGGCTTGCGATTCGCGTGCCGGATGTAACAGCTCGCCTACCTTTCTGGTATGAAACCTCCCTGGTCCGATCTCGATCGTTTCTTCAGTCTCAGCGATCGCTGGCAGATTAAGATGGCTCCAGCCACCTTGTTGCAGGAAGTAACCGGCAAGATCGCCGACGTGCAGGCGTTGCATGATCAATACGATGGCATCGGTTTCCTTATTATCCAGCCGTGAAATCAGAGTGTTGCCGCACCACTCGATGACCCGCTCACGGGTAACGTCTGAGAGTGCATCTTCCGGCTTGATCGGATCATCGAGAATAATGAGACTTCCACCACGACCGGTCAGTGTGCCGCCCACCGACGTCGATAGACGCAAGCCGTGCTTTGTGGTCGTGGCTTCGCTCTCGCTGTTCTTGATTCGACTAAGCCTGGTCGCAGGAAAAGTTCGCCGATACCAATCTGAATTCATCACAGCGCGGAAATCGTTACCGTGTTTGGCCGCTAAGCCTTGCGAATAACTGACGCAGACAACCTTGCGCGATGGGTCGTGTCCCAAAGCCCAGGCTGGGAGCGCCACCGACGAACAAATCGATTTGAGGTAACGAGGCGGTATCGTAATGATGAGGCGCTTGATTTCGCCGCGCATCACTCGACCCAATTGATGACATATCGCCTCAATGTGCCAATTGGGAGAGAAAGCACGTGCCGGACTGATGGTGTTGAATGTTTTTTGCACAAACGCTACGAGGTCGCTGCGCAAGATCGAATCAAACTCCAGTTCCGTGACAAACGGCGCTGCCGCAGAATGATTCACTTCCACTTCTCTGAATCGTTTGCCGGATTGGTCGCGGCCGCCGCATTGCGGCGCAAGAAGTCGTGGGCGATTTCCTGATCTTGCAGAGGAAGCAGCGTCCGTGTTTCTTCCTCAGGCTCGGTTAGGGCTCCTATGCGTGACATGATATTGATGATGTTATTGAACGCGCGCGGATCGCCCTTTATGGCGTTGTTCAGAGTGGTGCGCAGCAAGAGCTGAAGCTTTGGCAGGTATTTGATTTTCCCTCCCTCGCTGACTTGCACGGTTTCGTTCAATATATGTGTCAGCTCCGTTTTCAGCTTAGGGCGGCCTGCCGGCCGCCCTTTCGGATTGCCGGAGACCCCGGGCTTAAAGCGTGTCTTCACCGGTGGGCGGGCATAGCCCACCGAGTAATCGCCCTTCGGCGTCTTCTTTGCCTTCACACTCGAGCAATTCGGTATCGAGGCACTTTGATGCGTTGCCGGGCTCATTACGCTGCCCTCGCTAGCGGTTTGTCGCCGTCATTCTTGCCATCCTGGTTATTATTTTGCGCGTTCGAATGGCTCCGCTCCTCTTGCAGATCCTCGAAGGTTTGCCCTGAAGTGGCGAGTGTTGCGGCTTTCCCGGTATAAGCCTGCCAGCGCCGGACTGTGACGTCGACGTAGGCCGGGTCGATCTCAATCCCCCGGGCGCGACGCCCGGTTCGCTCTGCGGCAATCAGGGTCGTGCCCGAACCCATGAAAGGATCCAGCACGATCTGGTTACGATGCGAACAGTCCCTGATCGCATCCGCCACCAGGGCGACCGGCTTGGTCGTTGGATGCATCGCCAACTCCTCGAGGCGCCCGGCGCTCATGGTGCTGGTTCCCGCGTATCGCCAAACGTTCGACCGCACCCGTCCCTGCGGGGCAAATTCGATATTGTTGGTGTGAGGGCCATCGCCTGCCTTCCACACGAAGACCAACTCATGCTGACTGCGATAAAAGGTCCCCATTCCAGGATTGGTCTTGGCCCATACGCAGAGGTTCTTTAGTTCGGAGTAGACCTTATTGCCCGCCGTCATCATCTCAACGAGATGACGCCAGTCCATGCAAATGTCATGCAGCGATCCATCCGTGCTGTGTGCGACCAGGTTCTTGAAGCTTGTTGAGAGGAAGTCAGTAAAGGCTTCCGGACTCATTTCGCCCGCCGCCATCGCAAATTCGGGATGCTGGTCGCGTTCTTTGCGGCTGGCGTGGCCTGCGACCGCAACATTGTATGGGGGATCTGTGAAAACAAACGCTGCCTTTTCGCCATCAAGCACGCACTGGTAGATTGCGTCATCGCGCGCGTCACCGCAGATGACACGGTGATTGTTCAGCAGCCAAATGTCCCCCGGCTGGGTGACTGTCGGACCGCGGACGGGCTCCGGTATGTTGTCTTCAGGCGCGGCGGGCTCGTGCTTTTCTTCCTCGGCGTTGTCGAGGAGCACATCAATCTCGCCAAGCTCGAAACCGGTCGCCTCGATATCAAAATTCAGATCGACCAACCCTTGAAGTTCGAGCGCCAACGCTTCTTGATCCCAGCCGGCGAGCTCGGACAACCGGTTGTCGGCGATTATAAACGCCCTCTTTTCCTCGGCGGTAAGATGAGAGATCCGTATCGCTGGTGTCTCCTTCAAGCCGAGGAGTTTCGCTGCTTCCACGCGTCCGTGGCCGGCGATAATCCCGCCTTTATCGTCGATGAGAACAGGTTGCAGGAAGCCGAAACGCTTAACGCTCTTGGCGAGACCACGCAGCTGCCGTTTCGAATGGGTACGCGCGTTTCCCTTGTACGGAGTGAGGCGGTCAATTGGCACAAGTTCGATCCGTTGATCATTTTTAAGAGCGCTTGACCCAGGCAAACTGTCCACCGGGACCCTGTGATGTTTCGTAGGCATAATCAAAGACACGAGTTTTTCTTGCGACATAAAATCCTCTTCGGACTGTCGATTAATCTAGTTGGTGTATGGCAGATTAGCGCGGCCGCTTGGTTACGGTCCGTGATCGGGATCGACCCTGCCGCTATGCTCGATTTTTTTGACCGCGGCATCGACCAGGACGTGGTTTAACGTCCCGACTTTGCGGCTGCCGTCTGTGATGTTCTTTTTCCGCTTGACCATTGCGGTAAACTCTTGCGCCCCGTGTGCACGAAGCTCCAACTGGCACATGCGTGTCTGGCGACGCGCAGTTGAAGTCTTGGGATATGTCGATGATGGGTTACCGGATCTCGCGTTGCTCTTTTTCAGGTCAACGCGTTTGATCGATATGGTGGCACTATCTGGTCAAAAAGAACGAAAATCAAGAGGGGGGTCACACTTAGGATACACTTTTGTTTGGGTGAGGCCCTGCGAATGCATCCCGTCATGGGCGGCCAAAGCGAGAGCCGATCTTAAGTCCGCGATTCTTTGGAACGACCATCCTCAATTCGAAATTCCCGCGCCCCCGCGGCAATTCCCTGCATCAGGGAATTCAATTCCCTGCTCGTCAGCCTAGGGAATTACACGCAACAGTTTGATTTTAGCGGCTATTTCTAGGTAATAATCTCCCGGAGGAGCTAATCCTGGAGGGTTCCCTGCAAAATTCCCTGGTGGCAGGGATTTCTCCACCTATTCAAAACCAGGGGCCGTAACGATTTGACTCCAAACGTGTTCAAGTTCCGCGCCCGCTCGGGTCGCCAGTTGGCCCGGTCCGTGCTAGGGGAAGGCGGGGCGTAGGGGTGAGGGGACCTTTATGAGTGAGGCGGTAAAACCAGGCGCGGACGGCGCATTGCGGATCGGCGTGGTCGGCGTCGGCGTGATGGGGTCGAACCATGCGCGGGTGCTGTCGGAATTGTCCGGCGTCAAGCTG